CTGTGTGTTGGCGTACATGCCCACGCGATGCGATACCGCGAGCAGACGCGTGGATGCCGACAGAAAGGCCAGCGCAATGTTCACCAGGAGGACGTGATAGAGACGGCGCCCCCATGTACCCATCCGCATGGACAGCTTCTGATCACTCACGGGAATAGCCCTCACTGATTGGCTTTCTCTTTGATGAAGCGCATCTCTTCCAGGCGCAGAAGGCGGCCAACGCGTGCAACGTGATTGCATTGAGCGGCTACCTCGCGGCGAAGCATGACGCTATCCACACCCTCGGTATTAGCGCGATCCAGCAGCTCGACCATCGCCGTAGCGTTTTCAATAGCCAGCTTCAGGCCAGCACGGAGCAATGGCTGAACCGGCTTCACGTCGTGACCGCCTTCTGCGGCACTCACAGTTCTACGGCCAGCATGATCACGTCCAGCACGTCGCTGATCGCGGCCAGGGTGACGTTGGTGGAGCTGATCTGCTGAGCCAGAGGCGGAAGTGTGCTATCAACTTTGCCGTCTTCGGCGAGCACAGGAGCCGAGCCCATCACCGGAGCCAGGACGCCGATCAGCGTGCCGAGCTTTTCCTTGATGCCGTTGGCGTAGCTCTCCAGCGCGGCGAGCTGAGCGGGGATGGACTTGGTGGCAGACGGAGCGGCTTGGGCTACGGCGGCGACAGGTGCGGCTGGCTCGGCAGCGATCTGCGTACTCAGCACAGACTGCAACATGGCCGACTCTTTCGGCTCATCAGTAGCGGCAGCCTGTGCGACGACGACGGAAGCTACAGCTGGGTCGAGAGCAGGCGAGGGGTCAGCAACTACCGAAGCAGCGGCTGTATCGATGGCTGCAACGGCCTGCTGAGTATACACGGGTGCAGGATCAGCAACCGAAGGCTGGATCAGGTTGACAGCAATAGGGGCGGCATCGCCAGTTACCATCGGCGCCGCCTCGACCTGAACAGGAACCGGCTGGACAACCACATCAGCAGCCTGGGCCGCGCCAGCAAAAACAGTATCGCTATTAGCTACATCGCTCATCTTGTCCGCCCTTGCATTGGTAAATTTTTGAAGCCAGGTTCTGAACTTGGCCTTGATTGCGGGCCACGCGATGGCAATCGACATAAAACCATCCATCAACATGACCCCTTTATGATTCATTTGTTGAACTCGCCAGTCTGGCAATCTCAATGATCACCCAGTGCAGACGGGCGTAAGTGCCATCATTTCCGACGCCCGCGTTACGCTTTGCCGATCTTCTGCTGCTCTTCGGCCACGACATCTGGAAGAAAGCGGATACGCTCCGGGGAAAGGCCACTCACGCTGCCATCCGGGTATTCGACGATGGCTACGGTGTAGTTGCCGAAGCCATTCTCAGCCTCGACGGCCTCTTGGCCCCAACAGTGAAACAGCGCCTCGCCGATCTCGGTTACAACGTAGTGGTTAGGACCTCGCACATATTTGCGCTCGGTTGTCATCACGCGCCTCATGCGGTATGAGTCCCTTCAACACCGGGAGCCAGGCGCTCACGGGTGCGGCTCAGAAGAAGCTCCTGAGCCATCTTCAGGTTCTCAAGCGCAGCACCGTTGTACACGTTTGCGAATGGACCAGCTTGGAAGCCTTCAAGGCGGTCGATCAGGATGGCGAGCAACACCTCATGCGTCAGGCCATTGACCCCGGCCTCGCTGATCGGACCATTCTGGAAGAGGAGCGAAAGCGTGTCGGTGTCGCTGAGGATACGCTCGTAGTGCATCTTCAACTCTGGATCACTGCCGCCGCTTTCCAGGTAGTCCTTGGCGTTCTTCCAGACCAGGCTGGAGCGGCCTGAGCTTGGGTTAGCACCGAGATGGAAGCCGCTGATATCGTAGCGATGATTTGCACCGCCAGAACCAGGATTGTCCATCACGGTGATGGTCAGCGAGTCGTTGGCGGGATTAACGATATGACTGGTCAGACTACGAGTCTTCTGCATTTGACGTACTCATGCGGATTGAAGTTGGGACCGGGCTCCTCCCCCAGTTTGCTCAAGTCTTTTTGGCTTGCGCTCGACGTGTCGAGCTGGGCCGCAGACGCTTGAGGCGCCATGCTCTGGAGCGGACGACGGGGCTCGAACCCGCGACATTCAGCTTGGAAGGCTGAAGCTCTACCTGCTGAGCTACGTCCGCAAAAATAGTGCCGTCTTTCCGGCTGTCATCCTGGCTAAGTCCCTGGCTGTACCTGTACAAGCGCAACCATCCGGCGTCCAGAAAGTCAGTAGCAGATGGCCGGTGCTGATCTCCGGCATCCTTGGGTATCTGTAGGCCTGTGATTCTTCAGGCTCTGCGCTTCGCACAACCGAGTCGCCAGATTCGTATTACTTCGAGTCGCGCCCAGCCCCACGGTTGGATGTGTTACGGGGGTTCCTGAAACGAGTGCTCGCCAAGGTCACACTTAATTGCGCATCAGCCTGCGCATTCATCTGCATCGATTGACGTCATCAGCTTTCGGTCGCCTTGAGGTCCACTACACGCCAATGGCGTCAATCGATAAAGACGATTAACAACCTCAGCCTGATGACTGAGGCTGCTCGTACCGCAGAAGCAATCAGGTAGGCGCGAAGCCTTCACGTTTTTCGGCGCCGGTCTCGACCGTTTCCATCACGAAGTGGTTGCTGGACGCGATCAGGTTGGACTTCATGGCTTCACTGGTGCTTTCGCTACCCGTTCGCCACTGGGCCAGAGTGAGGTCCAGACGGGTGGCCTGGGCGCCGTAGAGATCGCCAACATCGGTGATCACATGAACCATGGTTAAGGCCTGTCGCTCAAAATCGAGGGGGCCAGCGAACGCGGTCGAACCAAGACAGGCACAAAGCGTAAGCACAACATATTTCAGGTAATGCTTCATCATGAATGTATCTCCAGAAATGGCAGGGGCCGCATGTGCGGGCAGTGGTGACCGGTGCTGATCTCCGGCTTTCCCCATTTCTCACGGCGACCATTGGAGTGTCGCTAACTTTATGCCGTGAACGTAGACTTTCGTTTCGGGGCCACACGTTGGCGACCGGCGCCCAGCCTGCGCATTCACCACGTCTTTGTTGCTCTGGTGGGTCCAGGGAGATTCGAACTCCCGACCAAAGGATTATGAGTCCTCTGCTCTAACCAGCTGAGCTATAGACCCGAATCAGTTGATGCAGATGGCCGGTCGCGAATCCGGCGAGAGCGGGCCCTTTCGGAACGACCGCTCGGCGAAGCAACCACGCAATGCTGGCGCCCCAATTGCTGTGTTTCTCCAGGGCCGCCAAAGCGTTCAAACCCAGCTTCAACACCGCATCTGCATCGGGGATTGATCGGGTGCAGGATTCGAACCTGCATATACGCGGCGCCGCGTCCGTGATGCCTTGGCTATTTCCTACCAAAGCAGAGCACTGCTCCCTACACAAAGGGCGCTCTACCAATTGAGCTAGCCCGATCAATCTCCGATGCAGCCTGGATAATGGAGACCCAGGCGCTCGGTACAATCTATCCCCTTCGGCGCGGTGAGGATAAGCCCGGTACGCAACACGCCTTTACGCTTACTCAAACAACTATCCGCTTTGAGCTGCCATCATCTGGTGCTCTGGTCGCTTTGGGTTACGACCGCTGCAATAGCTGCATTCCGAGCGCACGCGGTGTAGCACCTCAAATCAGTTGATGCGTACGGCGACCCTGTCAGGCCGCTGTCGTGGCGTTTCCCCCCAGTCCCCACGCTGACTGTTACCCCTGCACCTTTCGGTCGGGCTTTGATCATCCGCATCGGTAGAATCACCTGGCCCCATTCGGGCAGCGTTTTCTCGTGGCTGAAGGCCGCTAAGCCATCTCACTTTGTCTGCATGGTTGCCATCCCTTCCTAGGTGGATGGCTGGTCGTAATGCAGCCGCCTTTCAAGTGACTCTCCGATGCGGCCTGCCAGTAGTCATCTGGATAACGCGAAGATGCGTTCAGGTGTTCGGGATACAGCACGCCTACTCGTTACCTGCCCGCCCTTGGCTCGCTAATCGCCCGGAGGCGGAACCTAAGCCCATTATGCGTAGCGGGGCGAGTCTCATGTTTCAGTTGTCACGGCATGGCTGTATCGGAGACCACTCGAATCCCCCGAGTGTTGCCCGTCTTCACAAAGCGCTATTGATCGCGCCAGCTCAGGGCAAGGTGGCCACCCTGCTATCACGACAGGGGCCGAGTGGTCTCCGATCCAGCCTCGCGGTTGGTTCGGTGCAGTGATTCTGTGTACGAAGTAGGTCGTACCGGGATGCAAGCCCTTATGCCAGTCAGCCACCTATCGGCCTGTGTCACCCCTTCATAACGCGTTCGAGGTCTTACGCGGCGATCCAGACTTATTTGATTACCATGGGTTCCAGGGTCGCATCTCGCCATAGACGTTTTGGCTTTCGCCATGTTCGTGCTGGTTCGTAAAGAACATTGCCAGCGTGTCCAGCAGGGTGGCTCCCATTTTTAGTTGGTCGGCCTGCTATCGGGTCCTTCTATTTGGCTCCGTGACCTGGACTCGAACCAGGGACCAGCGCATTAACAGTGCGCGACTCTACCAACTGAGCTATCACGGAATAATTCATGGGGTCTTTCCCTCCTGTCATTGGCGCTCATGCTTCTGCCGTATTCCTCGCGCCTTGGATCATCCCGAGAGATGCGAAAGGCGGATTGCCCGTATTCCACGGCCACCGGTTCATGTGGAGCGCCACCGCTCACGTCAATTCTGGCAGATCGTCGAGGATTCGAACCCCATCCGCATGGCTTTGGAGGCCAGCATGCATGCCATCACAACCACGATCCAAAAACTATCAATCTGCATCGGCTGATGGCCCGCTGTACCCCCGTACACCTAGAAGACTGCGCCGAAGCGCTACGCCAATTAAGTTGAGGGCCATCACCGATGCATACTGCCATCGGGTCAACTCTGCATGCCGGGTTGACACCGGTTACACACCCCCATGCCAGGGACTGGATCAGTTCCGATTACCCCGTTCGGAGTCCTTATGGCTGGCAATTGCCAGTGGACGGCCACCGCGCTGGTTGTACGGTCAGGCTACAGCAGATTTCAGGACGCTGCCAACGCGGAATTTCACGACGCGAGTGGCTGCGATGGCGATGGTTTCGCCGGTCGCCGGGTTACGGCCATTGCGGGCTGGGCGATCCAGGGTTTCGAAGTTGCCGAAGCCTTTGATCTCAACGCGCTCGCCATCGACGAGAGCCTGTTCGATAGACTTCAGGACGGAATCAACGGCGACCTTAGCCTGAGCACTGGTGAATTCGCCATTTTCTTTTACTTGATCGATCAGTTGCGCCTTGTTCATGATGCTCTCACCTGCTTTTACTGGAATGTGGTGCCGTCAAGAAGACTCGAACTCCCGACCCGCTGCTTACAAGGCAGCCGCTCTACCAACTGAGCTATAACGGCTTTATGCAACTTGATTGCTTTATTACTCTTCCTGAACAAGAGGGAAGAAGTATTGCTGATTTGCGTCTGTCTTACCCTTGAAACTCATTTCGCGATCAATCACTTCGAAGCGACGTTGCTCTTCAGTAATTCGCCGCTGAGCCTCTTCGCCGCGCCCGATGATCTGCTCGATTACCGTCTTCAAGTTCGATGATCCGCGCCAATCCTCTTCGAATTCTGGATTAAGCTCGATTACGCGCTTGAGCAACCGCTTTGCCTCCACGGCCATATCGGCGATTGCTTTGACATCCTTGCGGTCTTCGTCGCGCTGATCGAGCGTCATGGCGGTTGCTTCGCCGACCATATCGCAGAACTTCAAAAAATTGCTTTTGATCGTGTCGCTTACTGCCTTGGCGCCGAGTGCAAACCGGTTCTCACGAGGATCTGCAACTGGGTCGTTGATCAGGCCGATGATGAAGTCGGTTGGCGTCTTGTACAGCATGGCCAAGCTGATTAGGTCGGACAGCGTCGGCATCCGATCACCACCCTCCCACAACGAGATCTGTGTAGCGTTCTCATGACCGAGGTGCTTAGCGGCCTCAGCCTGCGACATCTCGCAAGACATCCGGCACATCCGCAGCCGCTTGCCGACTTCCTGGCAATTCAGCTCGTACAACTCTGGATTCTTCCGTATGGCCATTGGGTTGTCGCTTTCTGCGTTGTGATTCGATAAGCAGATGGTAATAACAACCTTAGCAACTGGCAATGTCTTTTTTCACTATTTCCTGATTATTTTAATTGCCCTGGATTTTGCGCAAAATTAATCCATTTAATCCCTATCAAACCCAACTAAATCCAATTCGGTCAAGTGAAGTGAAGCAGACTATCGATGTGCGCGCGAAGCTGTTCCTCGGTGAGCGCCGTACGATATACGTTCGCCATGGCTGCGGTGATGACGTCCTGATAGATTCGCTCGGACTGTTCCTGGCTGCAATTGGCATAGCTCAGCGACTTCGCCTGAAGCCGAATGTTGCCCCGGATATCGAACGTGGCTTTGTAGTGACCGGCCAGGATGATGAGGTCCTTACGAAAGCGTGTGAAGTCCGGGATGACCTTCTGCCCTTTGTAGGTCTTCTCGGACAGATTGTGCTCACAGAAGAAGTCATAGGCCTCTCGAAATAGCACCATCGTCTTCTTGAGAAAGGCCCAGTTACGAACCTCCTTCATTTCGACCTTGACGGGCTTGCCAACCTTGAAGCGCCGCATAGCTTCGACGTCAGCTTCAAGGGCTGGGCGGAAAGCACCATCTGCATGCTTTATCAGATAGATCTCAGTCACTGCTCTTTCTCCAGGCGCGCTCGTACAAGCGCGTCCAGTTGTGGATACATTTTCGGATTGCGCTCTTTCTCGATGCGCATGATCGCGCGACGATCTTCCCGAGCATCCAAGCTGAACAAATAGTCAGCCAGGTACTCAACGCGAAGCGCTATCCCTTGGTCGCAATAGCGCACGGTCTGAGCCGAGCAGCTGCTGCACCGGACAAGGTGGTTGATGTAAGCCTCGTGGGCTTCGTCCCAGCTCACGGATTGAACTCCTGCAATTCGAAACCGCCTCCATCTGCCTTCTTGCGCTTCGTGGCCTTGACCATCCGCATGACGGGGAGCGCTTCAGCAGCAAGCTTGATCTTCATTGCACCCTTCTCACTGGTGTAGCCGCCTTTCGTCTCAAACATCGTCAGGACGCCATCCGACATCAGCGCCAGGAAATCAAGACGGTAATAAGTCCCCTTGGCCACGCGGATGTTGAAAGGGTGTGCCTTCCACCACAGCACCTTCCCATCATGCTTCCACGCCTCCAGCAGGTCTGCGAATTCCTTCTCGGTTCCGTTCAGTTCGCCCTCTGGCAGCCTGCCAAGAGCCTGCCAGCGCTGAACCCCGGTCATCGGCTGAACTTCAGGCTTGGGCGTCTTGGCCGAAGCCTTGGGCGCCTTCTTGCCTGCGTTGGCCGAGAGGAGCGCTTGGTACTCCTCCTCAGTCATCCGCAGGCCGCTCATGTCGAGGTGAGCCCAGGCGCCTCTTCCAGCGACTGGCGCCAGTTCCCGACGATGTCGCCAGAGTTGAATTCTTGATGCTCACCCTTTTGGCTGACCCAATTCTTGCCGATGATATAGGGTTTGTTGCGGAAGAAGACCCAGACACCGGCAGCATTTTGCGTAAGGTACATGGCCCAGGCCGGGGCATTCTGCCAGTTCGGCTTACCAGTCGGATCAATCATCGCGGATGCTGAAGCCAGATGCTCGGTCATCGCAGCCTTGGCGCTATCTGATGCGGCTTGGGTGACGGCAGCATTCGGGATAATCGACGGCTTCGGCGGTGGTGTGGGCGCCTTCTTCGGTGCCGTTGGTTTCGCTGCTGGCTTTCCAGGCTTGAGCGCATCAACTGGTGTCAGGCTTGGCGCTGGAGCAGCAACAGAAAGCTCAATACCCTTAGGGGGCGCTCTCCAGTATTGGTCGATACTCCACGCCGCATCAAATGCGTGCATACGCTGGATCATGCCGACGCTGTCGAGCAGCTCGACGACGCCCTCTGCGATGGGACATTTCGATCCGCCAACGTGCCAGGTCCAGCCGCCAGCGATCAAGGCGCGCTCCGGGATTGTCGGGTGCGCAGGGTACTGCTTGAAAAGCTCGGCCATCAGCACGATCTGCGACCACGCCTGCGCTGATAGGGGCGAGCCCGATGCGATAGCCGCCATATGATGCGCCGTCTGCTCCAGAGCCTCACGGACGTCGTCCGACAGCTCGACCCATGCCTCGCCATCCATCAACGCGCGGCGCACCGCCTGCGAGATCCTGGCCTGCTCCTTGAAACCTGATACCGCTGCTGCTGCCGTCATGCTTTCGATACTCGTTTGGATGCCCGGTTGGACTGGATCAGTGGTTGCTGGCCTTTATCGAGCGGCCACGCGATGTCGGTATTGCAGGCGCTGCATGTCTTGAGAAACATCGATCTGAACAGAATCAGGCGAACGTCACCGCACTTTGGACAGCTCGGCTTGGTATTGGCTGTCATCGGGTCTTCATCCCAGCGATCTTCATCAGACCGCTCGCGATCCATATGAGCTGCGTTTCGGCCAGGGCGCGGATGATGTCCCATGGGTCGATTTCGCCGCTGCTGGAATCACGGGCGTCGATACGGTCATGACATGCCGAACATGCAAAAATTGCGATTTGGTCGGGGCCCTTCATGCCTGTTCCGCGCTGGTTGCACGGGATGTGCGCAAGCACCGTGGTTTCGGCGTTGAAGTTGCAGCAGTCCAGACGAAGCGTGCAGTCCTGGCCGCGTGCTGAATCCCTGAGTTTTTGACTTACGACGCGCATACCTGCTCCAGTTGCTTTTTCAGTTGTTCGATCTCTTTGTGTGCATCCCACATCCGCAGATTTGCCATGCGAGCTACATCGATGGCATTCGCCGCCGAGATTGGCTGCGCCTCGCGGTCGGGCTTCGCCATCCGCCTGACCATGACATAGATCTGTCCATCGGCCTCATGCAAAAGCAGGACTCCTGACGATTCAGAGCCCAGCGATTCGAGCAAGGAATCGTCCCAGATGTCAGCCGGTAGCGCGTAGTAGTGTTTCCATACTCGGCGCGGCCATTCGCGACGTCGTGGCGTGTGCTTACCAAACATCTCGTAGCCACCGTCGAGTGCCGCATCGAAGCCGTGCTGCCATTTGTACTTTTTGGCGTCAGCCTTCAGATCTGCTCGACTGATCTTGATCTCAACGTCGATCACCCGCAGGTTTTCAGTCAGCGCCAGGACGTCACATTCGCTGCCAGGCCAAGAGCAGTTAGGCACCACGACCAGATATTTACGGTTGAACATCTTTTGCGCCAGCGCCCTGGCGATCTGCCTCTCGGTCCACTTCATTCTTGGATACCCTTGCTTGATATTCTTCAGCCATTTTGATGGCCTTATCTTTTCGCTGCTGTAGATCGCGCCGCTGCGCCTCCTGCAACTGGCGCCTCTCTTTGGCCTTCTTCTCGGCGTGAGCGATCATGTCCAACTTCAGCTGATGCAAGCGCGTCTTGACCTCCGTCGAAGCCTCCCTGGTGGCGACGGTCTCTTCGCTCAGCAGAGCGTTGCGAGTCTTTGGGTCATGGGTCAGCGCCAGCAGCCCGCGAGTGCTCGGGCCGATCAATAGCTCGGCAATTGCTCGACCGTCAGCGGTAATCGGCGCTGCCACTTGCAACATCTCAGCGGCTTGCGACGGTAACAGGCGCTGGAGCTGCACAGCTGTTTCGAGAGCCTGCGCCCGAAGGTCTCCATCCCATCCAAACGAGACCGACCACTTCACGGGTTCGCCCTGCGCTCTTGCAGTGATTAGCAGCCGCTCGTACGTGCTGGTGAAAGCCATGCGTGCGGCTACCTTGTCGCCATGATCCAGGATCGCCTTTGCCCCTTTCAGCGCAATGCTTATCTCTGGCGTCAGGACAACTGTCTCGCGCTCGTCACTGGATTGCAGCGCGATGTTCCAGGCCTCGTCCTTGTTCGGTCGTCCGTCGTAGGCATTGATGCGATTGACCACGTCGGACAACGTCAACCGACCACGCACTTCAGCCCGGCATTTCCTAAGCGCTTCTGCGCAGTCGAGAAAGCTGTATTTTTCAAGATCCTCGACGATCATCCGAGCTGCTGTATTAGACAACACAGTGCCGATTACCTCGGCAGTCGCCATAACGTGCTTACCCAGCTCAATCTGCTCGTCAACGGTTTGCATGATCATTGGCTTGCCCTCTGCGCGTGGCGGGCTCTGATCTGCTCCTCAAGCTCGTCAGCCGTGTTCATATTGGTTTGAGTCTTGTCGATCTGCTGCGCCTGGGTGCTAGTCACGGTGCGGCCTGTCAGATATTGCGTATGGTACTTCTCGGCTTCGGACAGCAGCAGCTTGAAGCTGTGCGCGCTCTTGGTCACCAGCGTGTCGTTGACCTTGACCACGTAGAACGCGGCGACCTTGGGTGCAACATCGATACCGACGCGGTCGATGAACTTGGTAACCAGCGCGGCAATCGTCTTATTCCATACCGGCCATGCGCCATGCTTGCGCTGATAGCACACCGCGTAATTCGTCCAGGTTTTGTATGACTTGGTCGATGGACCTGGATAGCGCAGCTCCGCAGGAATCTCGAACTGCTTTCCACCGGATTCGATGACGACTGGCGGCTTGGGATCAGCTACGACAGCAACAACGCTACCGGCTGAGGCGCCAGCCTCGGCGGTAATAGTCTCTGTCGTATTCTCTGTTGTAATCTCTGTATGTACATTAGGGCATTCTGCCCCAATGGATAAGGGCATCTTGCCCTCATCCAAGAGGGCATCTTGCCCTGCTCGATTAGCTGAATCTGCACTGATCGATGAGGGCATTTTGCACTTATGAGAAAAATCAACGACTTGCGACTGAATTTCATTGAGTCGTTCATGATTGATCGCATAATAGTTGGTTCGATCATGCTTCGCTTTAGCGAGTTGACGAACCAAGATAAGACCGTTTTTTTGTAGTGAAGTGAAGGTTCGTTTGACGGTATCTACTGACCAAAATGGGAACTGTTCCTGCCACTTAGGCTGAGTGTTATAGACCCAGCGTCTGCCGTCGTGCTCAATGCCCGATCCGGTTCCTTCAATCCAGTAGTTGAGCTGCTGAAGCACAATGGCCTCATTCAGCCCGACATGCTCTGCAAGCTCTGCGCTAATAACAATTGGATGCCTGCTTTGAAGCCAACTCATTCCAACGACCCCTGATAATGGGGCAGATATCGATGGGCGTGAGAATTTCCACACCGGAATAGCGGTTCCTCGGTTTTCATAAAACGCCCCAATAACACCGAAATAAAAAACTGGAGACCCGGGTGCTCAGGTTTTCAGCGGGCTCATGACTTCCCACCTACCCAGCTGAAAAACCACTTTTAGGCAGTAGTCGCCCTATTGCTCAGGTTGCAAACAGATTGCGTTGTGCTCCGATCTGGTTGCGAGAAAACTGCATCGCATAGCGCTGCCAGGCCTTCCCTTCGACACGGATGCCGAGGATGGTGCCTTCGTCCATTTTTTCCATGACGGCGCGAATGTCCCGGATGCGCGCCGAGATGGCGGCCTCCGAGTCAATCTGACCGAAAACCGCTTGAATGCGCTCTTTGATTTCCCAAAGAGAGAGGCTGTTATCAGCCTCGGCCAGCACGATCTTCACGCGATTCAGTTGAGACATGGCTGTACCGTTATTGTTTTTGCGACTCGCTATTCTTGTCGTCGAGATGCTCGGCATCCGCGACTGGCAATTGCTGCCCTTCGTGCGGCGCCAGCAGCATCTCGGCGATCCCTTCCAGGATCTCGCGCTTGTCACGCGGCAGCTTATCGAGTCGCAGAGGGTCGAGCGCCCCCTTTGCGTCGTTTTCGCTGACCAGCACTTGACCTGGATGACGGTCGAACCAGAAAGACGGCAATGCCATCTTCTGCTCCCAGCGTCGTGCGGTGGTGTCGCCGAATCCACGGGTCGGATTGGGTCCACTGATTTGATACAGCAGGCTCCGATCAGAATCCGTGAAATCGTACTTCTTGCACATCTCGGCGCGGCTGCCCCGGCACTCGTCCTCGATGAATTTCTTCAGCCACATCAGCCGAAGGTCACTGCGTGAATCGTACACAGGGGGTTGATTTTTCTTCATTGATGCCTCTGGCAACTGCTTTACCCGACCAAGCTAACGCAATGCTCATTTTTCCGCAACTGCGCGCTAATAATTTAACGCATGGTATAGTCGCTGCACACACACCAAACCGTACGTTTCCGAAGGACAGGGACCATGGAAGACAACCGAATCAAGCGACTGCGCCAATGGATCGGCGAATACAACGGATCTATCGCCGATTTCTGCCGCGCATACAGCCTGCCGCCATCCAAGGCCAGCTACCTATCGCAGGTTTTGGGCGGTCATCGGCCCCTGGGCGAGCGCGCAGCTCGAACCCTGGAAGCAGAATGTGGGCGCCCATCAAAATGGTTGGATATTGACGACAGTGAGACAAAAGGTTTGCGGTACGATGTGCACCGCTGCAACCAACTGGGTAAAGATGACCGAGATCTGATCGAAGGTTTTATAGAATTTGTGTTGAAGCGCTCAGAGAAACGCGCGGATGGAAATCGTCTGAACATTGAAGAACGATTAGAACCGCTGGCCCCTGCAAAGGGCTCGCAGCGCAAGACCGTATCGAGAAAGTCGTCAGGCCACTCCAGCCTGAATCTACAAACGAGGGCAGCACGCAAATCGAAGAGAGCTGCGTAGCAGTCAATGGTTACCGAGGCCATAGTGAGAGCACGAAGCAATGTTTTACCGTTCACCCAAAACGGCCCCCTTTCCCCACGGCAAATTTTGGTGAAGCGACGGCTAAGGGATAGGGTAGATGGGGGGGTTGATGAGATCCCTGTCTCGTACGTCGCTGTTCTCGCCATGCCAAATAACGAAGTCGAGCTGTCTGTCGCCGAGGTAGAACCCGATGAGGTGCCTGGGCTGCTGCGCGGACTGAGGGAGATTGCCGACCACCTTGAGCGCTACCTTGCAACCTCGCGGAGCCGTCGTTTAGCTCGGCTTTGATTCGCGGACATCCATAAATCAGGCCTCAGAACGGGGCCTTTTTTTCGGTCTTATAAGTTACGTTTCGCTTGTATTTATCATAACTGCTTGCTAAGTTACGCCCCGACAGACGCCGAGAATGCTTGGCATCAAACGATCAATGAAACTGGAGCGCAATCGCATGGCACGTAAGTCACCCGCTGAAAATCTCGCAAATGAATTGCCTGAAGGCGAGCATCAAGAAACGATCCCGCTGGGTCTCGAAGGCGTCACTGAGCAGTCCGAACTGGTGGTACAAAACCCGGCTACCGATATCGCTGAATATCAGCCGCATGAAGAGCAGATCGTGCGACTGGAGACGACCTACGCGAAGCTCGTTGTCGATTGCTCGACGACTGAAGGCTACGAGAGCGCCAAGGAAGTGCGCGTCGATATCCGTGGCGTGCGTTATGCCCTGGCAAATACCACCAAGACTGCGTTGGTGCCATACCAGCAGGCGGTTAAAGATGCTCAGGCCCGGGTCAATCAGGTCAAAGAGTTCGGCGAGGCGCTGAAGGCGCGCGTGCTGGTGCTCGAAGAGCCAATCGACGAAGCGATCAAGGCGGAAGAAAAGCACGTTGCTGACGCCAAGGCCGAGCGCGAGCGTATCGAGCGTGAGCGTATCGACGCCATTCAAGCAAAAATCACTCGCTTCCGCAGCGTGGCAGCAGCCTACGCCAGTCGAAGCGCCGAAGACATCGCTACCGTCCTGGAAGGCGTCAAGGTCTCGGTGATCCTGTTCGAGGAATATGCCGAGTTCGAAGCCGATGGCACAATTGCCCGCGACAACGCCATCGAACAGTTGGAAACGTTGCACAAGGGCGCCGTCGAACGTGAGAATGCCGCCGCTCTGCTGGAGGCACAGCAGAAGGAACTCGAAGAGCTGCGCAAGAAGCAGCGTATTGCTGATGAGCAGGCTGAGACGGATCGCAAGCACAGAGCCGCCGAAGACCAGAAGCGTCTCGACGATGCTCAAGCAGAACTCACTCGCCAGCGCGAGCAACTGCAACGTGATCAAGATGCCCAGCGTAAAAAGGACGAACAGTACCAGCGCGATCAGGAAGAGCTGGCTCGCCTGCGTGCTGCCGCTTCCGCACCCGCTCCGGTTGCCGCCATCGCTATCCAGGCTGCCGATCCTGTTGCAGTTGTGCCGGTTGAGGTCTCCGCTGTCGCCGCCCACTCGGCACCTGAAGCTGATGATGTAACTACCCTGGCGCCCCTAGTGGACGATATCGTTGAAGCCGTCGCGCTGAGCTTCGACGTAGACCTCGAAACCTCCCGTGCGTGGCTGCGCGCTATGCAGTTCTAAACACCAATTCCATCTGAGTGCCGACCTGCAAACGGTCGGACACGGAGAGCGCAATGAGCGACACCGAAACCCAAGTTCAAAACAGTTTGGCAACCATCGACCCATCCCATAACGCAGCGGCGCTCATCCTCGACCAGGGGACGATGAAGTCGATGACTGAACTCGCCACGATGATGTCGAAGGGCGTAGCAAGCGTTCCTAAGCATCTGCGCGGGAATCAGGCCGACTGCATGGCGGTGGTTCTGCAAGCCATGCAATGGCAGATGAATCCCTTCGCCGTGGCTCAGAAAACCTTCATCATCAACGGTGGCGCATTGAGCTATGAGGCTCAGCTCGTCAATGCGGTGATCATCTCGAAGGCCCCGGTCAAGGGTCGCCTGAATTTCGAATGGTTCGGCAACTGGGAAAACGTCATCGGGAAGATGCGCGAAGTCACCAGCAAGACCAAGAAGGATGAGGATACCGGGGAGCCCAAGAAATACCGTGTTCCAGACTGGAGCTTTGAAGATGAGAAGGGCCTCGGGATCAAGGTCTGGGCAACCTTCAGAGGCGAGGATGAGCCTCGCATGCTGGAACTGTTGCTCACCCAGGTTCGCACGCGAAATTCGACGCTCTGGGCTGAAGACCCGAAACAGCAGATCGCGTATCTGGTGACAAAGAAGTGGGCTCGCCTCTTCTGCCCGGACGTTATCCTCGGTGTGTACACCCCCGACGAGTTCGAGGACTCCTATGGCAGCGAGCGCGATATCACCCCCGCCAAGCAGGCCGCGAACACCGCAGCCGTCGCCAGCGTTTCGTTCGGGCCTAAGTCGCCGTCGCCGGAGATCGATAGCGTATTCGCCGAGCTTCTGGCCGCAGCCAAGACTCAGAACATCGAAACCTATGCAGCCGCCTGGGCCAAGCTCGCGCGTAAGCAACGAGCCGCTATCGGCATCGAGTGTCATGAGGCCCTGAAGAACCTGGCAGCCACTGTAGACGCAGACTTCACGGAAATCCCGGATAAACGTGATGATCAGCCAGCCGCTGAAGGGGCCGAGCAGTAATGGCCGAGCAGCTTCAAGGCACCGAAGCATGGCATGCCGACAGAAGTGGCCGACTGACCGCGAGTCGATTCAAAGATGTTCTAGCGTGGGGAAAACCTGACAAGCACGGTAAGCGGGAGCCTCAAGGCGCTCGCACTACGTACATGCTTGAGCTGTGCTTTGAGCGGCTGGCAAAGCGCGCCAAGCACAGCGTCAGCAGCAAGTCGATGGCGTGGGGGCATGAGCAAGAAAAGCCCTCTCACGACGCGTACGAGATGCAGACTGGCAACGTCGTGACTAAGTCCGGCTTCATCGTTCACCCGAAGTACGACTGGCTCGGATGCTCGCCTGATGGCCTGATCGACGTCGATGGCGGCATTGAATCGAAGAACCCATTCAGTGAGGCAGTTCATGTCCGCACCTGGCTCGAAGGCATGCCCGAGGAACACATGCCGCAGGTCCAGGGCTGCATGTTCGTCACGGGACGGAAATGGTGGGATTTCTTGTCGTTCGATTCGCGTCAAGATGAAGAATGTCAGTTGTACATCGAGACTATTCCGCGCGACGAAGCCTATATCGCCAACCTGCACCGTGAGCTTATTCAGTTCAATCTGGAACTGAACCGGATGGTTGACGAAGTTGCAGATAAGGCGCGGGCTCAAGCTCAGCGGCTCGGCGCGTAAATTAATCACCGCTCTGGCGGAAATAAAAGAGGGACGAGCCATGGCTCGCGGTATCAATAAAGTCATCCTTGTCGTGACAATTGGGCAAGATCCTGAAGTACGTTTTTTCCCTGACGGTACTGCGGTCTGCAATCTCAGCGGAGCCACCAACGAATCGTGGACAGACAAACAGACCGGGCAGAAGGTCGAGCGCTCTGAATGGCATCGTATCTCCCTCATCGGCAAGATCGCCGAGATAGCTGGCGAGTACGTTCGCAAGGGTTCGCAAGTCTACTTTGAAGGGAAGCTCAGGACGCGCGAATACGAAAAAGATGGTGCGAAGCATTACACGACCGAAGTGCTCGTGGACATGAAGGGGACTATGCAGTTGCTCGGGGGCGCACCGAAGGATGGTGATCAGCGCCAGCAACACCCACAGGCTGGTGCGGCGCGTCAGGCTGCCCCACGCCAGAACAATCAGCAGCAACGACCTCAGCAAGCTCGCCAGCAGAATCAAGGTGGCGCTCTTCCTGACTTCGATTCTTTCGATGACGACATTCCGTTCTCTCCTATGCACCACTTGGTCGGGGCATGATCTATGGAAGCGGTAGATCCCCCGGTAGAGCTACAGACCCACTTCAAGGCTCACGTCGGTAACAAGCCAGAAGACCGCGCTATTACTCGCGAATGGCTAGCCCAGGCAATGGCCGGAACCTATATCGAAGTGGTTGAAGGCTTCAAGGCGATCAAGCCAAAAGACCCGCGAAAAGAACCCACGGAAGAGAAGAAAGCCAGCATGACATTACCGCAATCGACACCACGCAACCCCAATACCCTGCTGATGATTGACGTCCTGAAGGTCATCGGCAGCAATGCAAATCTGAGCGAAGCCATGGGCGCGCCGTGCGACTGGAAGATCATGGTTCCGGCTCGCAAGACTGCCCAGGTACGTGAGCTGATGCACTACTGGCCTCTGATCAAGAAGATCCGCAGCAATCACGATAACGGTCGCACCGTCGAGCACTTCGCCGAGAAGTACGGCTACGACATCGACTATGTCCAAGACCTTTGTGACAAGTTCAACGTTCTGAAGCATATCGAGGTGGCCCATGTGGTTTAAGAATTTGCAGGTGTACCGGCTGACACAGCAGATCGACTTTGACGAAGCCGAGGTGGAAGCTGCGCTCGGCACGAAGCGTACGCGCCCGTGCGGCAGCCAGGAGATGTCCACGTATGGGTTCATGCCGCCAGTGCTGAAGGGTGACGAAGCACCTCTTATGCACATCGTGGGCGGCTATATCCATATCATGACGAAGAAAATCGAGAAGATGATCCCGGGTTCGGTGATCAAGGATGCTGTGACGGAGAAGGTTGCCGAGATCGAGTTCCGCGAACAGCGCAAGGTCTACAAGAAAGAACGTGACCAGATCAAGGACGAGATCATCCAGGCCGCGCTGCCGAGGGCTTTTACGAAGTTCAAGATCACGCACGCGCTGATCATGCCAAAGCAGCGCCTGATCATCGTTGACGCCAGCAGCCCAAGCCATGCCGAAGATCTGCTGAGCACGCTGCGCAAATGCCTTGGGACGCTGCCCGTGCGCCCGATGACTGTCAAGATCGCCCCGGCTGCTGTGATGACCGAATGGGTCAGGAGTCAAGAATCAGCGCCCGACTTCTACATCCTCGACGAATGCATCCTGCGCGATATCCAGGAAGGCGGCGGATCGATCACAGCCAAGGCTCAAGATCTCACGTCCGACGAGATAAAACTGTGCATCGAGAGTGGCAAGCTGACCACTCAGCTCTCGCTGGCCTGGAAGGACAAGCTCTCGTTTGTGCTGAATGATCAGCTCCAGGTGCGGCGCCTGAAGTTCGATGACCTGTTGCAGGATCGGGCCGAACAGGATGGCGGTGACGACGCTCGTGGGCAGCTCGATGCAGCCATGTTAATCATGGGCGGAACGTTCGCCGAATTCATCCCGGCGCTTGCTGAAGCAATGGGCGGCGAAGAGTTCCCCGAGGGCCTTGGTGCAGATACGCTTCCAGAGTCAACCCTGACTGCCCTCGCCAATATCCCAGGCGTTGAGGTGATCTCCGCGCCCGAGCCATTCCATGGAGAAGCAGGCAATGACCCTCTTTATGCAGAAGCGGTCGGCCATGTGCGAGAAACCAAGCGCGCTTCGATTTCATCTGTCCAGCGCAAGCTGAAGATCGGCTACAACCGGGCGGCCCGCATGATCGAACAGATGGAGATTGATGCCGTCATCACACCGATGAATACCAACGGAAACCGCGAAATTATCGCCCAATAACTCAAGGAATCACCGAATGCCGCGTTACAGCGTATTGCTCGAAGCCACTGGCAAAGAGCTGCCCATGCTCCACAAACAACAAGCCGAAAACTACGTCATCTTCTTGCAGCAGGTGAACCCAGTCGGCAGCCACGGCACCGTCATCGAATCGCAGATGCCGGAACTCGAATTCATGCGCGGCCTGATCCAGACCTTGGCAGCAATGCTCGGCAAAGAGCAGAACGATCACGAAAAACACATGGAGATGATGCGGCGCGACAGCTCTCTTCTCTATGGAGCAATCGATTTGCTCAAGAATCTCGGCAAGAAGCACCGCATCAATCAGAAGTGGAGAAATCGTGCGGAAACGATCATCGGCCTGCACGCGTCCACCCAGCAACAGCCACAGGAACAATCGGGAGAACAAGATGAAAAATCTGACGCAGAATGATCTGTCCGGGCTCGAAAAGGCCAAGGAAGCGCTTACCACTTCTGGCCGACCTGGCGCAGCTGCCGTGGTCGATGAAATGATTCGCCGGATCACCAAGCAAGAACCGGCCAAGGCGCAAGGAGCAACACAGTGATCGCCATCGTTATTGCTTTTGTCTTGGCCGCTGGACTGCTGTACCTGATGCATGGATCGATCAAGTTAGGCGGACCAATCAATCGCCGAGCCGCTATCATCTTCGGCGTAGCAGCTGCAACCGTCCTGATCAGCGGAGCTCTCATGTACCCGGCCTGCAACGTTTGGCAGGCTGGTCGCGCCGCTGACGCAAAGGTGCGGGCCGCAGAGGGTGAAGCTGACTCGATCAAGGTGCTTACCGGCGCACTGGGGGGAACCGAGAACTATCTGAACTACCTGAAGGCCCGGAGCGACAAATGAGCGAAGCCACTCTCGTCGATAGGCTGGATAGCCTGATCAATGTGCTGCAAGCCAATAGCATCCCGCTTGAATCCAGGTGGGTCGATGTAGACGGTATCGGCGCTATCCTGGGCTTCAGCCGGAACTATGTGCAGAACAAGATCACGGTTCGCCCCGACTTTCCTAGGCCAATGCGTCTCGGGGATAAAGGGCATCCCCGCTGGTCAGCCCAGGAAATTCAAGCCTGGGCCAAGCTTCAGCAGGATGCTCCAGCGCACTAATCCAGACGGGCGGCGATAGTTGCCGCCTCTTCTCTGAAGTAAATCATAAGGCTCCTGGGATCGCGGTGGCCGATCATCTTGGCCAGTTCCAGAACATCCAGCTTGCGGGCCAGGCGCGTCAGTGCCGTCGCACGCAGATCGTGGAAGTGCAGGTTGCTCAGCTTGATCCGGTGCTTGGCCTTGCGGAACAGCGCATCAGCTGACGACTGAGAAACCTTGAATACCTTGTCGCCCCTTCCCCGCATCAGATCCAGAATCTCAATGGCTCGCTTCGACAGCGGCACCTCCCTTCGATCCAGATTCTTCGTGGTGCCGTCCAGCAGCTCGATGTAACGCTTTCCCGCATGAACCCGAGCCCATTCCAAGCCGAACAGCTCACCGGCCCGCATAGCCGTCTCCAGGGCTAGCAGCATCGCCAGCGCAACGTCATGCTGCATCGTCTCCGGCCTACCTCCGAAATAGCCAAGCGCCTCGCAAAGCCGCTGGGTCTCGTCGTCGCTGATAATACGGGTGCGCGGGCGCGCCTCGGGCGGCTTGCTGACGTCGTCCATCGGGTTGACCTTCAGCCAGCGCCACTCCTTGCGAGCGATCTCGAACACGGCTCGAAGCAGGTTCATGTCGCGGCGGACACTGGTGCCCTTCACCTGCTTGAGGCGCTGATCACGCCAATTGGCGATTTCCTCGGGCTGGATGTAGGCGATGGGGCGCTCGACGAAGGGAAGCTCGCGCATGAAGCGCTTGAGGCGCACTTGCTCCCAGCGGTAGCCTCGGCGCCCTGGTGTAACGTTGGTGTAAAAACGAAGGAGCGCGGCGTGCATCGAGTTATTGTCGGCGGCGAAGATCGGTTGGCCGGTTTCGATTTCGGCCTCGCGCTGGTTTGCCCAGAAAATTGCTTCTGCTTTGGTCCGGAAAGTTTTTGTTGCGCGTATGCCACGCTTGAGGACCTGCGCGCGCCATTGATCGCCGCGCTTAGTGAAGGAAGCCATGCTGATTCCGTCCGTGGAATTGGTGTGATTCTTGGTGTAATGCACACCGGCTATAAGGTGGAAAACAGTGAATTTTCCACTCCATGGACGACTTCAAAACAGCCAACTTTCCCAAACAAATCATATCCTTAGTGTAGCTTGTTGGTCATAGATGCGAATGAGAGCACTTCCTCTCTTGGGCACCATTGATTCAAGCTGGAAAAGGATTTGAGGTCTGCCTGGTGTGATTTTGGCGTTATCGAAATCATCCGGCCATGATCATAACCGCAGATCATCGAAAGATGCCGCCCACGAGGCGGCTTTTTTCGCTTGCGCCAGGAACCAGTCTCGCTACCTCCCTAACACCCCGGATCACTCCCATCTATCAACACCCAACGTATGCCAAGAGCATGACCTAATGTAAAGCGATCACACCAGTTTCACACCAGATCCCAGGCACAAAAAAACCGGCTCGAAAGCCGGTTTTTCAACCCTTCAGACCGATCAGGCGCCAGTGGCTGGTGCAGCAGCTTCGGCAGCCGGAGCCTCAACAGCACCGACGACCGACTCGGCAGCTTGGGCGACGGCGGCGACTTCGGATGCCACGCCTTCGACGGCGGTGACAGCGGTAGCTGCTTCGCTGGTCGCAGCCTGCGCGGTGGCTTCGGCACCGGCCACGGCGGTGGTAGCCGATTGGGCGGCACTGTCAACAGCACTGGCAGCAGCAGCGCCAGCAACGTCGGCGGCGAGCGACTTGGTACTGGCAACGACAGCCTGTGCGGCAGTCGCCAGGGGAACGTCTTCGCCGATGCCCAGCAGGCCGCGAACTTCGGAGATGCCGGTTTTCAGGACTTCAGCGAAGCTGATGAAGTCTTTCAGATCGGCAATAGCGTTGGTGATATTCAGGGACATGGTATTTCCTCTTCAGCAGGTAACTGGCCATTGCGCATCGAGCGCGAGCTTTTTGGCGGTGGCCGAGGGTTGGGTAGTGCGGGTTACAAGTGCATATGCTCGCACCGCCGAGAACAGGACATCGCAGTCCTTTTCCGAAGCGCCAGCAGCTGCATAACAGTCCAGCATCCCCGCCAGGAAGCAGCGATCGCAGTCATCACGGGTCATGCTGAACGTTCCAGCGGTAGTTTCGTAGGTCAGGCTCTCGCAGAGGCCATCGTGCAGCACGGCGGCCTGACCATACCAGCTCCATGCCGTATAGATGTTGCGGAACACCCTCGGGATGCTGGCGCCATCCGAGAGGAATCCCGGCTTGATATCCTTCCACGCCGATTTGTCGGCAGTCAGGTAGGCACGGAAGCCATTCACAATGCGCCAGACGTCATACCCCAGCACCTTGGTGGCGACGGGGTCGTACTGGATGTTCAGCAATCGATCAAACGAAACCACGAATTTGTTTGGCGGTTGATTAGCGATCATTCAGCGACCTTCGTGTCGTCGGTTGGCGTGATGGGCGCTGTCGTTGGCTTGCGCTCGATGGCCTTGCCGCCGAGATAGCCACCGGTCACTGCGGACACGGCTGTAAGCACCAGCGTTTGGATCAGGTCAGACAGGACGTGTGACATGTCCATGAGTCGATCTTCGGGAACTCTCATGGCGAGGACTACAAGCGCACTGACGAGCGCAGACGTCACAGCCCCCATCAGCACGCAGACGGTCAGGAAGAAGCTCAGGCGTTTTACGGATGGCGTGCCGCTCTGCCCATCGGACATTGCCCTACCAAGCCACGCGACAAGCACCAGAATCACACCAGCACCCCGAGCAGCGCAGTGTAAAAGTCTCGGCGTGCTTGGAGACCGTTCGAACCGCCATTGATCAACGTACTGACCCGGTCGATATTCCCGGCGTCGGCAGGCACAGACAGGTTTCGCCAACCCCAATACACGCACGCCGACTCGACCGCAGGTCCAGGCTGAATCAATTGCTCAGGATGGTTGATCAGATCGATGCCCATGGCGGTAGCCATCCGCGTGTAATTGGCGCGCCCGGTCAGCATGAAAAATCCACGGCCCTTGTACAGTGCGCCGTCACCTGGCTGCGTGTTGCCGAGCTGCTGCGCGATAGGGGCCGCGTCATACTTCGCCAGATAGGCAGCATTACCAAGCTCATAGAGGAACTGAAACTGCATCGTCTCTTGCAGAACTTGGGCGATGAAGGCGGCCAGCCGAAGCTTAGTGTCCAGTCCATATTGGGCCGCATACGTGTTGATCGGATCAACGTATTGCACACATGCGGTTTTTGCATACGAGGTCGTGCAAATGGATTGCAACTGGTCGGCAGTGATATTAGTCATTTTGAGGATATCTGGAGTTGAAGCGGCGGAAAACCCGAGAACTCGTCTCGACCGATGAGATTCGTTTGATACATGACGGTAGTGAAGTACGTGTATTTGCCCGGTGGCAAATCTGGCATCAGAAAGCCATATCGAGTCGTATAGCAACCCTTGTCTTCCTGAATGATGATTCCAGGAAGCGGGAATACCACTCCGTATTCATTGCGCAGCGCGGGGCTGAACTTGACACCAACTGACTTGCGCATGCACAGATCACGCTTAACCACCACGATCTCGCCGGGGGTGTATGCCATCTTCGGGCGCCCCCAGTAATCCGAAGATGCCACCGACTTGAATTCGAATACGGGCTCGCTACGCATGGTCACGAACCAGAACAGCGCCCAGGACGTCCACATGGCGATGATGATTAGGATGGCAATCGCCACATCTGTACGGATATAAAGACGATTTCTCATTTGATATGGCCTGAGATGATGGCTGTGAGCGTAGCCGTTAAGATCAGTGAAACAGCCCCATATACGACCAGCCTGATGGGGACGATTTCCGCCTTGGTTGCGAATTTTTTGCACTCTTCTTTGAGCTGCACGAGATCTTGGCGAACCAAAGCAACCGCCTTATCAAGCTCCCGGAAATCTTTTTCACTAATCGACATATGGGGTCTCGCTAAGCGTTTGGCACCTCGAAAAGGAGGAGTGCAAACCAATTAATTTGGTCTCTCTGGCTTCAGATTGTGAAGGCGTAGAGCCATCAGACTGGATTCACATTTCCGATCATCCGCGCTTCGACATGATCTTAATCAGCGTTCCAAGGTTTTCGTTGATGGCATACATCGCTTTCAACTCGTTTTCCTTGCCCTTCTTATAGTTCTCGTAGGATTTGGACTTGAAGTGAGCTGTCGCATCAGACGCTGTAACGCGGCCTGCGACGTCCCATTGCTGGCCGTCATACTTGATCAGATCCGTTTTGAGGTTCTGTAGAGACTCCAAGTATTGTGAGCGTGTCGTCTGAGATTGTGGCGTCATGACGAAATCGGGCTGGCGACTGATCCAGCACCTCCGGGGCCGGATCGAAAGAGACGCCCCAGTCTTGGAACGACAAACGCAGCAGGTGATCCTGGGCCTTGAGCCCTCGCCAAAAAATATTAAACAGCGGATTGAAATCTGATTGGGCGATGGCCTTGAAGGCATTCACGCGGCGCAGGACATACTCTTCATACTGCGCCTCTGGCCACGCTGTAGTGTCTTCATCAGCATCGCGCACCATCATGCATCCCATTGCACCCAGGAACCAACCGATACGCCCAGCGGTGATCTGTCCGCTGTCGATCAGTCGCTCGATACACTCTGCCCCGCGACCCAGTAACGGATGCAAAAACCAGTGGTCCCCCTGATACTCGCCAAGATCGATTACCCGAGCGTGGTCATCACGCCCATCCAGAATGTAATCGCTGTATCTGTTTTTTTCGCCGATGGCGAAGTCCGGGTTGCCAACCTCGGCGGTGTGCGTCAGGTAATGAGCAATCACTGATGCCCGCTCTTGAGCAGTCCACAGAAGCGGGTCTACCGCGTCACCGATAATCGATGTGCTGCTTTCCGAAACGATCCTTCGCAGCGTTTCGGTTCGACAGAACTCCTCCCGACTGGTAGGCAAATTGCAGATATAGATGGCATCGTCGATAGTCAGCTCTTTGAGCTGTAATGTAAGGCGATGCGTGGTATAGCGAGAGAAGATGATCAATTTGTCATGCCTGCGATAAATGAATGATCCATGCTATTCACCTGGACTTCATAGGGATGGCGCCTCTTTCCAATTAAACCAAGCAGTTGCATGTATCGAACTCTCGGAAGTTCAGCTCAATCTCTTGCAGACCGTCCTCCGAACGATTGTTCGTGTACTCGGCGCTCATCAATTGCATGATGTAATTATCGATGTAGGCGCCCCCAGCGTTATCCGCAGACATATTGATGAATCCATGAATCAGCGTAACCCTGAGCAGATAGGTAATCGGCAGCCCAAACGTTCCGTCACCTGGTGCCATAAGCTTTTTCAGGTTCTTCGCCCAACCTTTGATAGAGCCGCCCAGGTCATCAAATGTGGTTACGCGCATCTCGACCGGTGCCATGGCCCCAGGCTTTGAAAACGAAGCAGATCCGATATCGACAACCTCTCCCGCGAACGACAGCGGCGACGTGCTCACCGATTTGGCGAACATGTTCATTTCCGGGGCGATTCCGGTGCGAAGATTGTTGATGTTCAGGCACCACAGATTTGCCTTTGCGAGACTCATGCCAGACTGCTGCTTGTAGAGCTTCTTCGCCTCTGATAACGAAATTCCGCCGATCAAAGCACGATCACCGGCCTTCACCTGCGATGCGAAGATGGTGCTAAAAGCGTCCCCTGCTATCTGCGTGATCAGCGAGGAGCCCGACAGACTGCTGATAAATCCCTTCGACGAAGAGATCAGAGAGTTACTGAAAAGGCTCATATGGTGTAGACCTCCTCGATAAACGCTTTACCTGGAATAGCACGCTCCTCCTCCAGGATATTGAGCTGTACTTCGCTTGGGTCTCGACCCCATGCTTCGAATCCATTCGCTCGCGAAGCAGCTATCGCCTGAGAGTTTTCTAACTCACAATACAGATAGAAAAGCGGACTGATGATAGACAGCTCGCTAGGCGTCAGATCGAAATCCTGGTCGTCGTCAATGCTGTTATCCGCCGAAATCGGCGTATGCACATCCTTCCCGGCTACCGCATCCAAGCGAATCTGCAACGCAATTGCGGCATCACCAAGCCGATAAGGCGCGCATGGCGGCAACAGCGATTCAGGAGGCAATGCAGCCAGCGCTATTTCTGCATCAGAGGGCGCATTCGTGAGCGTTGCATAGCCGCAATAAAAACGCACAGCCCGCTTCAGACTGCGCGTCACCTGGGACTCGTCGAGGACAATCCCCAGCGGCAGTACGTCGAAGTATGCCGCCACCACCGCCGAGAGCATCATCAGTCCGCATAACCGAAGAAGTGGTAATTCAGGGTGCCGCTGAATGTCAGCACCTGCGAGCGGTTTTCCCAGTCACGATCCGGGCTTTCCATGACCATGAAGCACCCGAGCAGCGGAGCAGCACGAGTGTGGTTGTCGATAGTGCCCTGATACACCGTGGCACTGAAAACGCCACGATTTTTGAGGATGTCGATCAGCATATCGCCGACTGTGTTATTTACGGTTTCAAAGATCGCAATCGGCGACTCAAACCAGGTTTTGGCTTGCTGCGGCTGAAGCATGTTGGTCCCCATCAAGCCGGGGATCTCTATAGATCCGGCTGGCGTGATGATCGGCCATGGGAATTGCTTGATCAGCAGCGTGACATCTTCGTGGCCATCGATCACAAATTGGGCGTCAGAGCTGACCGCCTTGTCACCGAGCGCCCGAGTGGTGTTGAACGTCGTGTTCAGGAATTTAGCGGTAGAGACGGTCATCTCATCAAGCCTCACAGATACATATTGGGAATATCGTTGCGATCAAGCGCGGTCAGCGTCGAAAGCATCATTTGCACGGGCAGATACATGAAGTGCCCATCAGAGTCCATCGGCCCATCCAAAGGATGAGTGATTGTCTCGATAACCAGGGGAGCCCACAACTGCGATCCATAGCTAACTGCAACCATCAATGGCGCCCTTGAAGGAAACAGTGCTTTTACCATCGCACTGGCTCCAGAACTGGATGCCGCGATAACGTTTGTCAAGGTTCCATCCTTTGCCAGGCTTTGAGGTAGAGCCCAGCTTAACAACGTTTTCAGAGGGGACATGACCTCTCTTTCCGCGTCCTGCATCGCTCGAAAATGCATCGTCATCGGGATTTTTATCGGCGGCATTCCAGAGAAAACCTGGCGACTATTCATCTTCGTTATGCCGGTTCTGCCTTGCAAATCCTTGGCAATGTTCTTCGCGGTTTCAGCGGCATTATTCGCTATCGTGTTGTTTTGAATGCTCGGGAAAGCCGCTTGCAGGGCATTCACCACAGTCGCGATTTGGCCCGACTGGAGAAGCGCCATAAGCGCAGGAGCTTTTGATTCAGGTCCGACGTTTTCGAACGGGGACTGCCAGTTAAAGCCGGCCTCGAAGTTGCAGTCAGTGATCGGCCCCATGACAGTAGCCAGTTCTGTGTCAAGCGGGAGACCGTCTGCATCGCACGCATAGATCTGCGCGATCATATAGTCGGATAGATTGCCCCACGGCTTTTTGGCCGCGCTGGACGACGACAGAACGCCGCCCAGCAAGCCAGTAGCTACACCAGCTAATGGCCCCGTCGAACCCAAGGCACCGAGCGCCGTGCTAGCCAGGGATTTACCCGCGCCAGACGATGCAAAGTCCTTCACCCCGGATACCGCCGACGACGTCAAAGACGATGCCGACGATAGGGCTGAGTCAAAGAGGCTCACCGGTTATTTCCCGTGCGCGCGCTTGTGCATCGACCCAGCATGATGGGAGCGCTTGAAAGCCTTCTTCAGCGCGACCTTCTGCGGAGCCGACAGACGAATCTTGCCGGTGATGTGCTTCTTGACGTGCTTCTTCTTGCCGCCTTTCTTGGCAGCGTCCAGTTTCACTTCGTCGCTGTCGCCGAAAGCGAAATCGTCGATGTGATCCTGGGCCTCTTCGGCATCGTCGGGGAGGCTCGCAGCGACGAGTTCCATTACGCGGTCGGTCGCTTCATCGTCGCCGTCTTCCAGCACTGCCGACAGGTCCTCATCGGAGGCGCCCATAGCCGAGACGTAGTCCCATACGCGATCCTGGAGGATCGCGACGGTAGCCGCCTCTTCCGGCGTGATGTCGCCGTCAATGTCTTCATTTACCGCGCCGCACAGCATCGCCGTCAACCGGTCGTTGTTGCTCTCGCCTGGGCCGAGGTCATCGGTCTCGGCCCACTCCTGAACGATGGCGCCAGCCTTCAGCGCCAGATCGGTCATGGTGTAATCGGAGGCGACATTCTCAGGCTTCGATTCATCTTCAACGCCATCGAGCACGTTCTTGATAGGGCCCTTGGCCGGAGCGCTCTGTGCGATTTGTGCGAAGGCTTTCGGCACACCGCCGTGGGCCAGTTCGCGAATCAATTCACTCATTTTTCAATTCCTTACGTGGTACGCACGATGTTTTGGGTGGAGAAGATTGCGCGTGTCGTCCCATCGTACGCTACCGAATATGTGTTCGTGAAAGCGTCAATCCGATCCGTGTTGCGCGTGCAGGTGAAAATGAACGAACGACCGCCAAGCTCGTTGGTGATGTTCGTCCAGCCAGCAGTTTCCGCTGCCGTGAGCAAGTTGCCCGCGAACTTGACCATTTTCGGAATGGCTACGTTCAGCGGCAGCTGGATCACTTCGTTGCCGTATGCCGCCAACTGATCGTCGATAAACGTGGACATATCAACCACGGATTCCAGCTTGGTCAGGCCGGTGGTCTTAGCCAGGGTCAGCGAATCGGTGAAGACATAGCTGGACCCAGCCGAGTATTTCTTGAGAATGACCGGATTGACCTTCGCGTCTGCCAACTTCGACAGCTCGGAATCGGTCGGTGTGTATTGCTGAACTACGCCAGTGCGAGTAATCGGATACGAGCTGCCAGCAATCGGGTAGTTTTTCGGCGCCAGGCCATTGTCATCCATTTGCGCGTTACGGGCACATGCGTAGCCGACTTTGATGCCCGAGGTGCCGATGTAGTCCTTGCCGCCGTTGACCGGATCAGTCGCGATCAGTGGAGCCCACTGAGCCATCGCGTACGTCGTGTCCTGGTTTAGCGTGCCCATCCATGCGATTACTTCAGTCGGCGTGAAACGGCCAGGTACGTCGAAACGCATCTTCCGGTTCGTCGCAAAACACATAGCGATCATCTGAGAGATGAAAGCCTGATTCTCAGTACCGCCGCTCAGCAGATAGTCCCAGTCGTACTCGGTATAGCGCAACTGATTCAGAGCGGTCTGATAGTCGCTAGAGATATAGGTAGTTGCACCTTCGGTGAAGTACGACAGGTTCGCGCTGACCGCCTTCGCATTACCATTTGCGTCTTCGCCGTAGCAATTGGCCGTAGTCGGAACGGAAACGGTAGCGCCGACAACCACCTGCACGGCATCAGTGGCAGCCGCGATAACGCTCGGGAGGAAATACGAGTTACCGTAATCGTCCTTCGCGTTCTCATCCAGCGAGCCCGTAAAGCTGTAGAGTTGCACGCCGGTAGAGACATCGAGCAAGCGCAAGCGGACGACATCAGTCGCGATAGCGGTGCCCGTGTTGTCAGTAACTTCAGGGGCATACAACTCCATCGTTACACCATCGTTGAAGCATTCCAGGTGCGTGACTTGAAGCATGTACGAGGTTGGGGCCGTGGTAGCGACAGACCATGCCACGGTGCCAGTGGTCAGCACTGCGTACATCGGCGACAGCGCATACCCGGTAGCCGAAATCAGACGTGCGATGGTGCCAGACTGAGCGCCTAACGAGAAGGTCTCGTAGGCTTGCACATAGGCCTCATTCAGACGATTGATCGTCGTCGAGGCTGTCGGGCCAAGGTAGCGCGCGAGCGTGTCGCTGGTGACTTGGAACGCCTTATCAATGCGGCCCCGAGTGAAGCGGCCAGCCAGCGCGAAAGCTTGGTCGGTGTTGTTCGAAACGAAGCCACCACTGGCATCGTTCGTCGGGTTCATCTGATAGCCAGGCTGGGAGCCAAGGCTACGGGTGAAAGTCGTGCTCATTGCGCATCTCCTGCGGCGGCGGGCGCTGTAACTTCTTTGACCGAAACAGGCACGGCCTGTGCAACCGGCTGGACCGGTGCTTGCTGAGTGGCTGCCTGTGCAACTGGCTGCACAACTGCTGCGACCTCAACGGAAGCGATGGCAATCGGATCGTCGCCCTGCACCGAAGCCATGAACGCCAGGTTTTGCAGGGTCTCGTAGAGATCGCTCGGGCGCTTGTACGTCAGCTCGCCGGTTTCGCCAGGTTTGAGGAAAACATGCGTGCGATTGCCGGTGACCAGCAGAGGGCGAATTTCACGCCGACTCTTGAAGATCACTTTGATCGGGTACGCAGTGCCAGCGGCGATCAGCTTGTCGATCAACGCTTGGGCGTTATCCACATCGCCGTTGCCTATTTGAATCGAATTCATTCGGTCACCTCGACCTTGATAAGTTGGCCGTGCATAGCCATTTTTTCGTTTGCGAGAGTTACCAAGCTGAGGTGCGGGCCTTCGGCCATCTCGACAGTTTTGGATTCGCCCGGCATGAGGATCGAGTCGATCTGCGGCAACGATTGGCGCGATGCCGTCTCGTTGGTAACCGTTACCATCACCGGATAAGTGATCGATTCGTCAGCTTCAGATGCGGTTTCTGAATTGACCTGCGCCTCATCAGTTGGCGCCGACGCCGCTGCCGATGCAGCCGCTTTCGAGGCTTTGGTAGCCTTGACCGGTGCTGTCGGAGCAGGGGCTTCAGCTACTGGATCAGTCGCTTCAGTCACTGGAATATCGGTTGTGGCCGCAGTTTCTTCGGGCACAGCAGCAACATCGGTCGCCGTTGCGGATTCGGTTGCAGGTGCTGCCTCGGTAGTCCCGGAAGCATCAGCAACCTCGCTTGCGTCGGTGGCGGTAGCCGCAGCGGACGAATCCGCTGCAACCTCTTCCGCTGCCTTTTCAGTCGTGGTGGCAGCCATTTACATCACCCCTTTACGAAGTCGGGAACAGGTTCGAAACGGTGATCATGGCCGCGCCCAGGGCCGAAGGCTGGTGCGGGTTCACTTGCGTGAAGTTACGGGCATACAGCGCGTTCTGCTCCTTCAGATCGCTGTTGAACGCCAGGCGCAGGACAGTCAGCGGCACCGCGTCACCGAAGACAATCGGGTTACGCGCAACCTGGGCCGACTTGCCGACGAGCAGCAGAGTGGCGCTGGTGGCGGTCTCGGTAACGACCTTCGGCGAGTAGTACACCTCATACATGCCGAACAGGCGCCCCAGGCGATAGATGGCTGGGCGAGCGGTCAGGCCGGACGGCACGAACAGCTCGGCAGGCAGGGATGGCAGCTGGGCGGCGACGTTCATCGGCACGTACAGGTGAGTACCGCCGTGGTCCATGGTGTCATTCGCCATCTGCTGCGAGCAGATGCCCAGGACGGTCGCGAAGTCCTGCCAGATCATGGCGCGGGTCTTCAGCGTCATCTGGGTGCTGTAGTTGAAGTTGAAGGTCTGCTGGTTGTTCACGGCGATGGACATCGCCTTGCGCAGAGCCAGGTAGTGACGTTCGTTCGCCGCTTGGTTGCGCATCGCGATCAACGATTCGGCGCCGAGATCAATGCCGATTTCGTTGTTGTACTGGGTCTTCGTGTCCCAGGTCGTTGCGACCAGACCGCGCCATGCGCTGGCGTACAGCTTGTACGACTGCACTTCGGTGATCAGGTTCGGCGTCAGCGTCGGGTTGCCTTCCAGGTCGATGAAGCCTTCGGATTCGACGATGGTGCCGGTCGGCAGTGCAGGCGAGAACGCCAGGGCCAGGGCGCCGGTCGTGCGGGTGATCGTACCCGAGATGGTGTACGACACACCGGCGAGGGTCAGCGAGCCGGAGATCGGGCTGTTGGTAACCGATGCGGCTACATCGATGCTTTCCTTGGCAGCGAACAGGCCATTGATGAACACCATGGTACGACCGCGCAACAGTGGCGCAGGCGTAGAGCCGTCAGTTGTGAAGGTCGCGGTGCCGGTCGCCAGACCAGTAGCCAGGGTGACAGGAATGCGGCGCTCGGACGTCAGGTAGGCGTCACCGGAGTTGATACCGTCCAGCAGTTGGCCATTGGTATAAGCACCGTAGGTGGAACCGGCCTGGTGGCTGACGATACCCAGCAGGGATTCGTTGGAGCCGATATCTGCGGGCAGATACACGGCCCACGGAGTGGCCTCGGCGATGGCCTGGGTAATAGCCACGACGATGCGGTTTGGCTGCGAGGCGCCTTCGTCCGAGTGGACGGAGGTGCCGATGCCGTCGAGCAGTTCGCGGCCCGGTTTTGCAGCAGCGATACCTTGTGCAATGGCGGAATCCATGACGTCTGCGGTCGGCAGATGGCCGTGAGCGCTTTCGAATTCTTTCATGCCGCGCAGGACGGAGTCGAGGATGGTTACGTGCAGCTTTTCATCGACCCCTGCGAACAGAGACTCCAGTCGAGCCGGGATCTTCGTCGCTTCAGAGCTACCGCTTGCCGACACACCGTCGAGCAGGTCCTTGTTGAAGTTGTGAGCTTTGGAAGTATCCAGGCTGCCGTTCGTGCCGCGCGAGGCATCGAAGGCATCATAGAAGAAGTCTTCCGTCTTATTCAGCCCGCTACCGGGGGTGTAGATTGCTTTCGGCATTGATCTATCTCTCAAGTGAAGAACGCCCACAGCGGGCCTTGTATCTAGACCCATCCTAAATGCTTCCGAAGACCTCCCTTAGTTGTCCTTTCCGAAAGTTCGGCAGACAAAAAAGCCAGCACTCGGCTGGCTTGTTTTGCGCAACAATATTGCTCTCAGGTAGCGCACTCTCCTAGGAGCGCCTTAACAGCCAAGTCGAGCGCAGGATCTTCGCTTCCGACCCACGAACTTTCCTGGACCAGTTCGACGATCTGCTGGGTCAGCTCGCCCCGCTCAAGGTCAGTGACCGGCCCCTTGAGTCGTTCAACTATCTCCGCGAGCACAGCGCACGGATCGGCACCTTCGACGGTGAAAACCGAATCCAAGACAGCGGCCTCTGGCCGGATTGGTGACAGCAGACCAAGAACGCTAGCCGCCTCCTTAGCCGCGCGAATACGCTCCATTGGCGGCATGGGGTTTCCGAGTGCAACCAGAGATTTCCCGAGAGTGCTGGCCAGCCGGATGCGATCCAGCGGTTGAAGGATAGTGCTGATCTGATCGGTCATTGCAGTTTGACTCATGAAGTAAAAATGATGACCCATGGTCACCTTTCCGAACGACTGCTCGGCCCAGCTATTTCCCATGAAAAGGCCCACCGAGGTGGGCCGAGAAAGACGCTCTACCGTTCAGCTTTACCCTTGAGCAGCAGCCTTTGAAATCATGAAGTTGGCGTAAGCGACAGAAGCTGCCTCGATAAGCGCGAGCACTTCAGGGTCGGACGAATAAGCATCGTTCACTACCTGCAAGCGAGCCTCAAGCCCTTCAGATAGGAAGTCGGCATTGGCGGACAGCAGTCCCTGGAGGAACGCCTTCGCTTCGGCCAGCGCGGAATCAGAGATAGATGCGCCAGGGTCGATAGCGACTTCGGCGACGATGTCGGCAACAATCTCGGCAGGAATATCAAGGGCGCCCACCACTTCAGCTACGGGCTCAGCGACCTCGGTCACTACTTCTCCAACTGGTAACGCGGCAGCAGTCAGCGGCTCTGCAACGATCTCGGCGCGCAGGCGCTCGATCTCAGCGTCGAGATCGGATAGAGCCTGCTCTTTGCCGGACACACCGGTCTTCAGCACGTCAAGCGCGACCAAGCGATCAGCCAGGTCTGCATTGACCCTCAAGAAGCGGGCGCTGTTGGATTCGGCCAGGCGCATCACACGCTCGGCAATCGTCTCGATTGCCAGGTTGTTTTCCGACTCCGCATCGACCAGGGCCGTGACGTCCTTCTTGTTGAGCATCCAGCACCATGCCAACAGCATGTCGCTATCGGAGCGACTGGAATCACACAGCCAGACGCTGATGGTCTGGCCGTCGCTCAGCTCAAAAACGGCGGCGATATTGATGGCGTCGCGCTGCAAGAATGGCTCACTGATCTGCATAGCGAGCACTTGCAAATCACCCGTGGCGTTCAGGGCGTCCTGAATATTCCGCATGCGCTCAGCCACATCAGCAGGCGCCACAGCCATCGAATCTAACAGTTCGCGGCTGTCGGCGGCCTCAAGAATGTCGGCGAGCGAAACGCTATCCAGCAGCAGCTGACCCTGGTCTTCGCGGCGCAGGGCATAGAGGATATTGGCGATTCCGGTGCCAATGGGCTTGGCACTCTTGTCCCAGGCGATATTTTGCATTGACGTGTTTCCATCGGTAGAGAGTTGACTTGCGCGAAGCGGCCCGGACTTATCGCCCGCTTTCAGCCACTGCTTGAATTGGATCATGGTGCATGGCACAAGGCTGCCCAGGCCATACCAGCCAGGACCGAAGGCGCTGAGATATGCGTTGCGCGCGTCGTGCTCGCTGGGAAATCCAAGCATGACCTTCCCTTCGTCGAATCTGCCATCCTCGAAAACCTGGTTGATAACGAAGACCTGCTGACTTTCCGGCTGTGGCCCAAGGTAGACATCCAGCTCATCGCCGTCAGCGCCCATGACGCCCTCAAAATACCCGTAGTCGTTGGCTTGAAAATTACTCCAGGCCTTTCCTTGCTGATCAATCCCTGTGCGATAGCTACCGCGCGGATTCTCGATAGCGATGGGCATGCCCTGGATCGTTGCGCGGCCTTTCTTGTACTTACCACTTTCCGCCTGCGCAGGCGTAGGCTCGCCCGTTTCATATGCGGTCGAGTGAGATGCCATTTGCTGCCGAATAAAATCGCTCATTCCGACAGACTACCGGCGTTTCGCCGCATTGCTTTTCGCGCTTTCCGACACGCACATAAAGCCGCCATCGAGCACCCGACCAAGCTCTTCTGCCTCATCCTCCATCCCCTTCATGATGCGACTTATCGTCTCATCGATATCGCGAAGTCGGATGGCGAAAGGGGTATTGAATTCGCTGATCAGCTTGAAGTGATCGCCGAGCCGGGAGATCCCGATCAGTGTCAGACGAACAAGCCAGCGCTTCGGTTTCGACAGGTCAGAAGGTTGCGTATTCCGGTACAGTGTCACCGGGCGTAAGCGACGAAACCGTACAGCAATCACGACTTGTCATCCTCGAACATGATGCTAGCCATCGCGTCAGAATGGCACATCATCCGAAGCCCCGTCACATTTTTTGATCTGCTTATAGGGCTCCGATTTCCAGCAAGCTGCCTGTTCGAGAAGTTGCTTGAATCGGGTTTTAGGCAGCCTGGATAGATATCGCTTGTTCTTTTCAAACCACTCGTCCAGCACTTCCTGCGGGGTCTTCAGCTTCTCCATGTAGATGGTGCGCGAGGAGTAACCGCCCGCGCTGCTGACGTTCGAGTGGAAGGCCGACGACCCGGTGAACGCCACCGACTTGGCGCCTGCCGCTTTCAAGCGCTTGGCTTCTTCCTCGGAGCGAGCGATCAGGGCGCCCCCATGCTTTTTCTCGAACAGCTTGAAGCAGGTATCGCGCAGCGCTTGCGGCGCGCCGTAGTGCGAATATTCGAAGTCCGGCACCTCGGCCTCGGTCTCGCGCGCGATCAGCTCCCATTCCTGTGTCTCGAACCACATGTCCTTGGCCACGAGCTGGATGCTGAAGTTATCGACGGTCTGGCGGTCGCGTTCGAGATCCATGTATTCCGGCTTGACGCTGTACCCGTACTTGAGCTTCGTGTCGCACACGAACAGGCCGCCGACGTACAGCTTGCCGGGGCGGCTCGGGAGTATCAAACCCTTCGATGTCTGCTTGGCATCGAGAATCTGTTCCTGCATAAGCAGGCAGCTTTCCTTGATAGCCTGGATGTCGCCGGGGGTAAGGCCGCTGATCACGAATTGCAGGTCGGCGCCGTCCTCTTCGCCAAGCGTCTCGTCGATCCTCAGACACTCCTCCTCAAAGCTCTCGTGATAGGCGAAGGTCGGCGTCCAGATCAATGGGCCGTTGTTGCACCTCACGGTATAGCCATCACGCACAAGGACCAGCATAGCGAGCTTGAAGCCTTCGCCGAAGCTTCCAATGGCCTCGGCCACATCGGCCTTCGAAGTCGCCCCAAGTAGCAGATGGCGAGCCGACAGCGTGATTCCGCGACTGAGGATCGACAGTGACGACTGCGAGAACTGATATTCAAAGGGTGCGGCACTATCAATAGCATTCTGGAGCAGTTCGCGAATCGCCTCTTTCATGCCCCAGCGGCGGACATAGGTACGGGCAAGTCCAAGGTCGTAGCTCTTCATTGAGGGTTACCCTGTTGAATGGAGCGCAACGCTTCCGCGATTTGCAATTCAATTTCAGTCGCCTTGCGGTCGAGCCTGGCTGCCGACTCAATATCTTCGCGATAGGCCTGGCGGCTGTCGGCGTATTGAGCACTGTTCCGCTCGGACTTGGCCTGCTCCCGAAGGCTAGCTATTTTTGCGCGTGCTTCTTCGATCTCTACCTGCGTCATGCTTCTTACCCTTTCGGTTGGAATATGCGTGATTTCACGCCGCGTGCATTCGCTCATACTGAGCACTGCTTACAACTATACGCTAACAGATTACTAACTATTCGATAAGAATTGCAACCACAAGAGGGGCTGTCCGTGGAATTTTTTGTTTCGGTAAGCGGCTATGAGGGTCAGCCGGTAAGCGTGATCGGCGGCCTTGATGAGGCCACGAATGTGATGGGCATGGTTGGCAAGCTGAAGGATTTCGAAAAAAAGCGCCTCGAAAAAAGGCCGGATATCTCCATCGTGAGCAATCTCCCGCTAGGGGACCTGGACTTCCTTTTTCGCGAAGAGCATTTGCGCGAGGGGATCACGGCGTACTTGAATCGCAAGCTGCTGAATACCATCAATCTAGCGCCAACCATCAAGCTATTTGATCCGGGCTCGGCAATTGAGAAAGATGATATCCGCGAGGGTCGGCAGACCTATAGCATTCTCGCGACCATCACGAACGGTCAGATGGCTATCCTGATCGCCTGCGCCTTCTGCGAACAGCAGGCCAAGATCATGAGCAATCAAGTCTTCCTTGACGAGATGAATGATCTGTACGAACAGGGCGGCGACAGCGACCTGTACGATATCTATACGATCTAAGGGATCGTGTTGCGCAGTTGATTAGTATCGCCAGGACCGTCGCTACCGGTGCTCGGATTCGGCATCTCCGAGGCGCCAGCGTCCTTGTGTGGCTGCTCGACCGTATCATCAGTCGTCTGCCCTTCAGCAGGTTTCGGAACCGCGACAGGATCGACATCGTCCAGAACTTCGTTGGGCTTGTCGTCAGCCACGGTTACCGGCTTCACCATTCCGTTCGTGTCTATCTCGACCTGCAACGGATCGTCACTCTCGGGAGATTTAGGCAGATCGACCGTTGATTTTGTGTCATCCACGATAGCGACTTTATCGATCTCTGCACCGGTCAGCCCTGGCGGCGCTTCCGTCGCATCCATGATTTCCTTGGCGCCACTTACAGGGCTCTTGTCGCCAACCTCATCTACATCGAGGAAGCCCCCCTCGATCTCCAGAACGACGGCTTGCTCGGTCGCAACAACCTCAGCATTGGCTGAGGTATCAGCGGGGGCGATGGCGCCATCGGTCGTGATCGTTACCGGATTCGGTTCGTCACTGCCTGGCAGGCGTGGCAGGCTTACAACTGATTTGACATCATCCTTCTTGACGATAGCCAGGGACTCGTCAGCAGCAGTGGCAGCGGCCAGCGCCTCAGGGGTTGGAGAATCCTGGGTGATCACCGTCTTGACTTCGTCGAGCACTGGCTCGCCACGCAGCGCCTTGAGTTCGCCAAGGGCAGCTTGGCGTGCAGCGATCTCGCCATCCAGATATTCAGCGCGGCGCTCAAGGGCTTCGCACATTCCAGGGATCGACGTAGTGATCGACTTAGGCAGTTCGGCCTTGAGACGATCCTGATCCGCCTGGAACGTTTGCTCATTGGCTTCGGCGGCTTCGGCGATATTGCCGACCAATACTGCCAGGTCGTCGCTCATCTCGACCGGGATCGTATTGCCGTTAAGCAGGACCGCGCAGAGATCACCAGATTTCGTAACGCGCAGCGTGACGGTCTGACCGCTGAGTAGCGAAAGCTCAGCCTCTCGAAAAGACACGTTGTTGCTGCGACGGAGCGCGCTCGCAAACTTTGTTTGGACGACTTGTTGACCGGCGCGGCCCATGATGGATGCTACGCGCTTGATGGCCTTGATCGCATCAGCCTGAGAATTGAAATCGAGTAGCATTGGGAAGCACCTTTGATAGCTATGCATTGAGTTTGCATGAGCGCCAGCATGCGCCCGATACGTTATTTCCGGTTACCTGATCGGCGGGCTCGTCGGCGATCCTGGCGATGTACTCGTATGTTCGTGGTTCTGCTGACTGATGCCATCGCTCGTCAAGTCGCCACCGGTCTGAGTAACAGGACCTTGCAATGCGATTGCAGCGGCGATCTGAGTGATATTGCTCGCCGTCAGCGTTATGCTCGTACTGCCAACGGTCAGCGTTATTGACTCGGTTGCCGTAAGCGATATCGTCTGACCTGTCTGATTCAATTGATCATCAGCGAGCAGCTCGATGTTCGTGTGCTCCCAGCGGCGATATCCGGCCTCATTACCAGCTTCAGGGGTCCTATAGCCAGTCACGACAGGGTATCGAACGTCGCCACATTGGAACTGGACCCAGCATAGATCGGCGGATAGGATTCGCTGCTCAGTGCGGGATGGGCGATCACCGACCGGGACGCTTAGAACGGCCTCTGCCGAAGACGTTCCGGTGAGCCCAGGAATATTGACCAGGACTATGCGCGAATCGCCACCAAGGTACTGGGTGATCACTGCCGGATAGATGCCGCCATATGACCGGCTCATGACGAGAGCACTCCGCACCAAAACCTAGAATTGCTGTTGATCGCACCCTCTAGCGAGTGGTCGAAAAAGTGCGCCGCAGTCATCACCACCACGTTCTCGCCGTTGACGGTCAGGAGATCTCCAGCCGAGATCTCCTGTGCCAGTTGCGAATCGATGATGTGACGGCGCAGCAGGACGCGCCCCAGGTTGCGCAGGACGCGCTCAGTCTTGCGCGGGACGTAGATCGACCTGCGTGTAGGGTCGTTGCTCCCATTTACCGTAGAGCCGTCTGGAGCCGTACTGTAGAACGACGGGACCTGATGCTTTTCAAGGAAGTCGCTTTGCGTGTGTCCAGTGCTCGCGATCTGCCCGATATCGTCGATTGGCGCCTGCTTGAACAAGTCTGGCAAGCGTTTGACATAGAGCTGCTTATTCGTGAGGATCAGCGCTGCGCACTCTTCCTGACATGCCATGGCGATTGGATAGCTAGCTGCCTGCCCAGCTAGGCAACTGAACCGCTCGACAGCCATGTCAGCCGCCACGGCAACCTTAGCGCCGCTTGAGCGGTACATAGAGCCAATGGTCTGGTGCGTAGCGATGATCGGTGTCGTACGCGGCTTAGCTACCCCCGAGCAGCTTGCCAGGGCAGCGATGACACGGTACGTCTGAACAGATTTTCCGCCTTGCAGTTGGCCCGTAGGCGGATCGCGGCGCGACCAGAGGATCTCATACTCAAGATTCTCGCGCCCCGTCCAAACTGATTTTCCGACTGCAAGATCCGTCTCGATGCCATCAATCAAACGCACGGTCATTTCAAGCGTTCTCGGGACCGGCGCAAGGTCACTGCGCAAAACCCAGCGCATGAGGAGGTCACCAGGGAGCTGCTTTCCATTCTCGATCAAATAGACGTTCACGACTGCCCATTCCAATTCGTTCCGCCAGGAGTTACAACCGATGTTGATCCTCCATGAAGCGGTGCTATCGTGGTGATCTGATTGAGCACTGGATAACCTGGCGGATTATTGGTCGTACCGTCGTTTGGCTCGCCCACGCCTGGAGCATCGAAGTACGGGATCGTCCCACGCAGATTCAAATTGCAGGCAAGCACCGTAAGGTTTTTCAAATCGACCCTGACCTCCGAAAATTCGATATCCGGGGTCTCGATCATCCATGGCATTTCGAATGTGTACTGACCGAAGG